GTGTGCTCTTCCGATCTCTTGCTTCCCCATCGTTTCCGCATTGACCAGATTAACCGCCTCGTTGAGGTCAGTATCCGCCGAAATCACCAATGCACGATCAAAGCGATCCTGCAGTCCATCCGCCATGAGATGAACACCGATATTGACGTCGGTTTCTTTCTCCTCATGCGCTATATAGCGCGAGTTGCAAGTCCGGCATTGCATGGGTTTTTCTTTGAAGCGACCTTCGATGAACTGAACGCCTTGAGCTTCAAGAGCTGCGACATATCGCTGATGTCGCCTATATCTGTCGGGCATCCATTTCGCATAAGCCGAGAAATATTTAACGACGGTGACGGCTTCATGATTACGAACTAGGGTTTCGGACAACGCCCAGAGATCTAGCCATTTCAGGTGGGGCCTGTTGAGGTCATGAATGGCATGGTAGAGGTTGAAACCGTCAACGTAGACTGAAACTCGCTTTGTCGCCATGCGCACCGCCCCAGCAAAGAAAAAGCCGTCCCGAGGGACGGCTTATCCGATGGCGCGAACCCCACCGGTTAGATGATGTTGATGTAATACATAGAGCGCGTCGTGACAAGATTAATCAGCCGCCGCTCTCAAAGCCGAGCGTGACGAAACGAGATACGCAAGGACTTTACGCCATCGGAAAAGGTGGCGATTGCCGAGCGGATTGAACAGGCGATGGCGGGGCGTCATGGGGGGGATCGGAAATCAAGCGGCAAATGTTTGCCTCTTGATCCGGCCGCCGGCAAATCCACTGACTTAGCCGCATCCGCAGTAGGCTGGTCAGGCGAACAATACCGCCAAGCCAAGCGCGTGACCAAAGAGGCGGACCCGGAGACCAAGGCCGCGGGATCATTGCCACCTCTGGACGGCCTCAGCTTCAAGCCGCGCGCGTTCAATCTGCAAGCCATCGCGGATGCGCGCAACATGGGCCTCAGCGCCTTGCGCGGCCTGTGCAGGGCTCTTGCCAGCCCGCCGCAACTTGGCCTTCATCACTGCCTCCTCACGTTCCAGGATGCCGCGTGAGAGCGCGTCCCATGCCGCCAGCATCCGGTCGTGAGCATCGCGCGCAAAGGCCGGCAGGTGGTCGCCAGTCATGAAAAATACTCGCGCGCCGGATCGTCCACCGGCAGATCGGGGAGCGCCTGCACCTTGGCGCGGGCCGATGGCGTCAGCCCGAATTCCGACAAGAGCGATTGCACGCGCCTTGCTGCGTCGTTCCGCATGGCAACCGCAGGGTGCGCCCGGTGCATCACCGCCCCGGCCTCGGTCACGGCCTGATAGGTCGCGCCTTCGGCCTGGATCGTCTCGCGGGCGGTGTTCCAATCGTCCAGGGCCTCGCAGAGCATCCCCAGAGCGATCCGGTCTTGATCGGCCAGCACACCCATTTGTGCCGCCAGCGACGCCAATTCAGGCCAGAACAGCGCGGCCCGCTCCGACACGAAAGCCGGCGGGCTCTGATCGGTCAGGCGCGCTTGTGGGGCCTGTGTGGCCTTGCCGCGCGTCGTGCCGGTCACGATTTTCAGGTGTGGCGGTGTGGGCTTACGAGGCATAAGGCTTTTTCCTTATGGTTTCTGCACCGGCAAAAGAAAGGCATGGCCGCCGGTTAGTGGTACTAAAGTACACAAGTTTTGCATGCCCCCCGGTGGGGTGCCCGCTCCGGAGCCGGCGAACCGGCGGGACGCCCGGAGCGAGCAAGCACCGCGCTGGCGGTCATATGCCAGCCGTGCCGTCTGGCGGTTGTAACGACACTCACCAGTTGCCGGGCCGCTGGGGTAGGAGGCCCCGCGCGCGGCCAGCGCAACGGGCGGCGGGAACGCGGCAGAAACCGCCGCCCGCATCCCTTAGGCGGTTCCGATGCGCAGCAGCTTGATCGCCTCCGAATTAGCCAGCGCGGCACCGGTTCGCTTGTACATGTAGAAGCGGACGTTCGGCTTGTCCGTGAAGGGGTCACGCAACAAGCGCAGCCCGGCCCGGTCAACGATGACATAGCCAGCCATGAAGTCACCGAAGGCGATGGGAGTTTCGCCAGCGCCCACGTCTGGCATGCCTTCGTCGAGATATACCGGATAACCAAGCAACAGCGGCGGCTCCCCTGCGGCCAGACTTTCGGCCCAGAGGAACCGGCCATCCGCATCCTTAAACTTCCGCACGGTCGCCGCGGTTTTGCGGTTCATCAGGAAGGAAGCGCCGGCCCGGTACTGCCACTTGAGCGAATAGGTCAGATCAACCAGCGCATCGCCGGGACTTGCGGACGTGCTGGGTGTGACGAAACCGGAAGCCTCGCCGCTCGGCACGGTTTGCAAGGTGCCCCACGCCCGCGTGTCGTCGTCGTCGTCGCTGGTACCATAGCCCAGAATGCCCCGCGGCTTGCCGACGCCATCGCCTGCGATGAAGGCAGAGCCTTCTTTCAGCGCGAATTGCTGCGACCCCTTTTCCGAAAGCCAGGTCGCAAGGTCGAACCTGCTATCATCGAGAAGCCGTTGCGTAATCTTCGGTTGCGCATAAACCTCGTGGACCGGCACGCTCAGCTTGTGCAGGGTGGGGTTGGCGGTATCCGGGCGCGCTTCTGTTTCGCCCACCCAGGCGGCCCCAGCCTCGCCCGTGTCCTGGATTTCCTCAAAAGTATCGCCGTCGATGACTACCGACCGCGCAAGCTGGCGCATGGGGGAAATTTCGACAACGCGGCTGGCCATCGTTGGCGAAAGATACGGCACCACCGTATAGCCGCCATCGGGGTCGCTTGCGCTTTGCATGCCGGCGTTGATGCCGCCTTGAAGGTTGGCTAGCGGTGCTGCGTCCCCGGTGCGGATTAGCGCCCGCAGCGCTGCATTGACTTCGCGGCGATCGCGTTCACCGCCGCCCGATACTGGGCCGCCGCCGCCAATGCCACCAACGCGAAGTGCGGTCACGGTGTTAGCCATTTCGTCTTGCGCTTTCTGCAACTCGTTCAGCTGGCTTCGGTGATCCTGCTTGAACGCCTCGAATGCCGTTTTCAATTCGGCAAAGACTTGCCGCGGATTGTCCGGCGCTTGCGCGCGTACGGCCAGAATCCCGGCGTGATTTGCATGTGTCATTCGCACATACTCCGAATGTTGCCCAAAAGGGCGTGTGATTGTCTGGGATTTCGACGCCGCTACGGCAGGCGCTTCGCTTGGTCTTGCATTGGCGGTCCACGCTTTGCCGCTACGGCAGGCGCGGCGCGGGCCGCTTGTCGAACCAAGCCTCACCAACAAGGGCAGCGTCCTGCGTGCCTTCGGCGGTGGGACCAAGGCGCAGCGTCCTGCGTACGCCTTGATATGCAATATATAAGTCATTGAAGCGTAACGTTCAAGCGCGGATCCCCACGCTCGATTGCATCGGCCAAGTCGCGCAACCATTCCGCCGCCGGAACTGGCCCGAGGTTGCCGGCAACTATCGCAGTAGCGACCGCTGCGAACGCGGTGGCGATTTCGGATGCG